TATTAAATGCACGACCAGGCCATCGGCTCCCGCGCCCAGGTGATGAACGGCACAGCCCACCACACCACGGGTGGCCTCGTCAAGAAGGACCTCAAGAAGAACCCCAAGACGGGTGAGATTGTCAGCAAGGCCAAGTCCGTGGGTGAGAAGAAGAACCCGTGGATCCAGGCGGTTTCCAAGGCGAAGAAGGTTCTCAAAATAAAGAAGGGTGAATTCACGCTCGTGACCAAGGGCACCCCTCTGTACGAGAAGGCCAAGGAGCTGATGAAGTAAATCAGTCGTCGTCCAGCAGGGCCCGGCGTGGTAAGGTCACGGGTGACGACCCATAAGAACCCACTGAGATCACAGGGGGCTCACCCTCGGCCCAAATGCGCACCTGCGTCGCGCGACACGTCAGTCCATACTTGTCGTTAAAGTGATAAGAACCGGGAATTTCCATAATACACGAGACATCCGCACCTTTCATACGCTCGGCCCCATCCACGAGGAGGGCCCCATCCGCCCTGAAAAAGAGCGTGCCGTCATCCACCTTGAGACGCATCTGGCCCGCACGAAGGTTCGAGCTAAATGGCGCGTCTGAACACAACTTCTTCTCGAGAGTTTCGTACCAAGATGCGAAAGCCTCGTCTGGAACGGAAACCTGGAACGACTTGAACTCGGTGTTTACACCCCACTGGCACGCGCCGCGCGGTAGCTGGAACTTGAGTGGCCCGCCCCCGAGAGTAAACTTGGGCCGCGCGCGCCCCGCACCTGGCTCGATCTCCACGTCATCAAGGGAAACCTCGATCCACTTGGGCATTCTTTATTTTATTTTGTCGCGCCTTTTTAAGTATGTCGGCTTATGAGCTTATGCTCAAGGATAAATCAACATGGAAACCAAAGAACGCCAATTACCTTGGCGCGCCATTCTTCAATATTGCCGGTTGGCGGACCAAATACTCGGCACGTGGTGCCAACAAGCGGGCCGTGACGAACGCCTTTAGAGCGGCTTACGTCCCGTGGCTGCAGCAGGTTGCGACCCGCCGTGCCGCCAAGAGGGCTGCTATCAACGAGTTTAAAAAGGGGGCGATAGCCGCCGTCAAGGCGGCCAAAGAGGCCAGGGAGGCCGCGCGGCGCGTCGCTCGCACAGCGCCCACCCCCCGTCGCAACAATCAGGTGGCCGCGTCGCTCCACGCAGGTTATGTCCGTTCAATGAGCCCTCGGCGCCGCGTCCTCACGACTCGACTCCCGCGCAACGTCGCTTCCCTTGCCCGCGCCAACGCCCGTCTTACCACCGAGTTGCAGAATGCCGTAAACGCCCTCAAGGCGAACATAAGACGCGCATCTCGGTCGCCCAAGTCGCCTTCACGCCGGGACTGAACACATAGTCGCCAAGTGGACCGTAAATTTCGAGCGAGTACTCATCCTGTCTCAAATTGAAGATGGTCAGACCATCGTCCCGTAGGCTGAGTTCTATAGGCCTGCGGACGATGTGCGTCCCCGGAACCACAAAGTTGTGAAGGGACCGAGTCCCACAATCATAAAACAAGCCATCATGGCTTTGCAGCAGCCAGCCGATGTGAGCAGAGCGCCACGGGGCGAGAGGCCTGGGCCCGAGCCCAAGTTCCCGCCTCGTATCTATGCTCAGATCCGCCAAGTGTAGGACCTTAGAGATCCACATTAATTAATTTACGAACTTTATTTCGCCCCGAATCACGAGGTGGTTGGTCAGTTGGCGAGGCCCGAACCGGAAGGCCCCATATATGGTCATGTCGTAAGGTTCCCACCCCATGTTGAACACGTGCACGTCTGGACTTCTGAAACAAGAAAATTTTAAATTTGTTCTTTTCATGTAAAACTCGGGCATGGGTCGAAAGTCCCACAAGGTCTGTGTCGCGTTGTCATAGACCACATTGTTTCTAAAATTTTTAAAAAAGTTTTTTAAATTTAATTTTTTGTTTTCAAGTTTGAAGTGGAGCCGGGTGTCGATGGGCAGGTCGGCCAGCGAGAGGACCGACCTCGTCAGGTTGGGGGTTAGATCCATATTTTTTTATATTTATTAAATATAATGAATTCAAACGCTGCCGCACGAGCCAAGGCGGCGAGCAATCGGCAAGCCGCCGCCGCCGCCGCCATCGATGCGATAGAGAACAAGTACAAGAACAATAGTGCCGCACTTGAAAAACAGTATGAGAATGCACAGAAGGCGAATGGGGAGGGGGCGGGTATAAACTTGGCAAAAATCCGCGAGGCACAGAATGCCCTTTACAAAAAGTACAAGGAAGAGCGCTCTACGGCATATATGCACCTGCGGTCAGCCTTCGGGGGTCATGAGCGGACGATGACTTAAGAGAGGCAACCCTTGTGCGTGCACTCGTAAAACTTTGTCCGGTTGACAAAGTTCCCCTTGGCGTTCTCGAGGGCCACCACCGTCATGCGTTTTTTGGGAAACCTCCGCCCGTACCCATGTGGATGGGCCGGGTCGAGTGGGATCCACGTGCGTTTCCATGGGTGCCACGCCTCGACCCACAGGGCGTCGGCCCCGTGCCAGTACCCGAGAAGCAAGCGGGCCCGGACCCCCTTGCGCTTGAGGATCGTCAAGAGCCCTTGTGCAAACTCACCCCCTCGGCCGTACCCAAATTTGAAAAAATTATTCATTGAAAAAAATCTTTTAAATTCTTTTTTGACGGAGCCCGGGCAGGTGTAGGTTTCGCGAGATCCGGTCCGGACGGGCCGCCTGGCGAACACCCCCTGCGCGCACTTGACCGGGTGATAAAACCAAAACTTTTTATAAAAATTTTCAACAAGTTTTCTGATCCAAGATTCCCAACGCACCGGACTCGTGAGCTGAGCGTTGGGAACCAGAGTGGGGATGCGGCGGGCTGACGCCCGGGCGACCCGGGCCCGCAGGGTCTCTCTAAGAGTCATCCTTTGTATATGTTGGTATATTTTCAGCCTGAACACATCATACAAGCCTCGGGGTTTTCACGCGAGCACGCGAGGGCCGCCGCCTTGACCGCGTCGGGATCGAGCGTGAATTTGATAGGTTGGGCCTTGGCACGGGTCCGCAGGTAGTACATACCCGTCTTGAGCCCCTTCTTCCATCCGTACATGTGCATCGAGCTGAGCTTGGCCATGGTCGGGTTCTCCATGAAGATGTTCATAGACTGCGACTGGTCGATGTAGGCCCCGCGGTCAGCCGCCATGTCGATGATCGACTTTTGCGGAATCTCCCACGCGGTCCGGTACACAGCCTTGAGCTGGTCGGGCAGACCCTCGACGTGCTGAACCGACCCATTGGCTGCGATGATGCCGTTCTTGAGATCCTTCGACCAGAGTCCGAGCTTCTGAAGGTCCTTGACCAGGTGCTTGTTGATCATCACAAACTCACCGGCGAGCGTGCGGCGCAGGTAGATGTTGGTCGTGTACGGCTCGAACGCCTCATTGTTGCCCATGATCTGGGCCGTGCTTGCGGTCGGCATGGGTGCGACCAGGAGCGAGTTGCGCAGGCCGTTTTGCTTGATGGCCTCCTTCACGAGGTCCCACGCGTACCGCCCACCCGCGCCATATTTCCACATATCAAACTGGAGGATGCCCTCGGATGCGGGAGATCCTGTAAACGTCTCATACGGTCCCTCCTGTACGGCGAGTAGATTCGACTCAATGAGCGCCGCGTAGTAGATCGTTTCGAAGATGTCCTTGTTCAGCTGACGAGCGAGCTCAGAGTCGAACGACAGGCCCATCATCATGAACACGTCAGCCAGACCCTGCACGCCGATGGCGATAGGGCGGTGCCGCATGTTGGACTTGCGGGCCGCCTCTGTAGGGTAATAATTTCGGTCGATGACGCGGTTCAGATTGCGGGTCACGACGCGCGTCACCTCGCGGAGCTTCTCGAAATCAAACACGTCATCCTTCAAAAACGATGGCAGGCAGATGCTCGCCAGGTTGCACACGGCCGTCTCGTCGGGAGTGCTGACCTCATACACCTCCGTACAGAGGTTACTGGATTTAATGACTCCAATATTCTTCTGGTTGCTCTTCTCGTTTGCAGCGTCCTTATAGCACATGTAGGGCGTCCCGGTCTCGATTTGGGACCGCAGGATAGAGTCCCACACGGTTCGAGCCTTGACAACACGCTTGAACCGCCCCTGTGCCACGTACATCCGGTACAGCTCGTTAAACTCCTCGCCGTAGACGTCCGGGAGTCCCGGGCACTCGTTGGGGCACATCAGGTGCCAGTCCTGATCGGCCTCGACCCTCTGCATGAAGAGGTCCGGGATCCAGAGGGCCGTGAACAGGTCGCGGCACCGGGCCTCCTCGTCGCCCTGGTTGAGGCGCAGGTCCATGAATTCCATGACGTCGGCGTGCCAGGGCTCGAGGTAGAATGCGAAGGATCCCTTGCGCTTCCCGCCACCCTGATTGATATAGCGGGCTGTGTTGTTGAAGACGCGGAGCATGGGAATGATACCGTCTGACTTGCCCTTGGTCCCCTTGATTTCTGAGCCGTTGGCCCGAATGTTGGAGCAGTGAACTCCGATGCCCCCTGACCACTTGGAGATGTGCGCGCACTCCTTGAGGGTGTCGAAAATTCCCTCGACCGAGTCCTCCTTCATGGCGACCAGGAAGCAGCTCGACATTTGTGGATTAGGAGTCCCAGCGTTGAATAGTGTGGGCGTCGCGTGTGTGAAGTACTTTTGGGACATGAGCTGGTAGGTCTCACGGACGCGTGTATAGTCGTCAGCGTGTATGCCTAGAGCCACGCGCATCAGCATGTACTGTGGAGTTTCTCCCGGAAATAGGTAGCCCTTCTGTAGGGTCCTGAGCCCAAAGTATCCGAACGTATAGTCACGTGAGTGATCAATCTCGGCGTCCAAGTTGAGGCTCAGACACTTCATGAAGTGCTCGCTCACGTAGCCCTTGGCGTAGAGGGCGAGGGCGCAGTCTGAAAAGCACTTGGGGCTGGTCTTGTGCAAGTCGCTGACGGCTACGCGGGTCGCAAGCGTTTCGTAATCGGGGTTTTCGGTCATCAGGTCTATCGCCACGTCAGCGCTCAAAGAGTCCACGGCACTCGTGTTGATTCCGTCGTACATGTTCGAAAAGACTTTCTGGGCGACCCGGTCGGGCTGGACGTCGAGCTTGGGTCCGTGGGTCCCGGCCTCGCAGAGCTTCCGTAGCCGGACCGTCACCTTGTCGAACAGCATGGGCACCTCATCACCGTTTCTCTTGATGACCTTCATTGAAGTTTATGCGTCTTATTTTTTTATCCAGTCCCTAGTAGACAATGGCAACGAAGCTGCAGCCCAGCCCGCTGACCGACGCTTTCTTTTCAGAATTTAACCGTGGACTTTTGCAGCGGTCTATGCAGGCTGAGATCAAGGCCCGGACAGGCTACGCGATAGACACGCAGAATGACGCGGATCTCCAGGCCCTGATGAAGCGCGTCTACGTGAATATGGCCGTTGACCCCTTCACGGACGTGCGCGGTCAGATCGACCGCATGAACGCCGTCGTCGTCCGCGAGGCCACGGCGACCATCACTACGGGCGTCCTTCAGCACATGGTCTACCTGCGTGACATTGCGAGCAACCCAGTGCCGCTGGCGCCTCCTCGCAACACGAGCACCTACGGTATGAAGCTCCCCTACAACTTTAAGATTGGGTCTTAAGCACGGTTCGCGAAGCGAACCTCCTCCGCGCAGCTCCATAAAGTTCTAGACTCCTAGTAAATGAGACCACTCGATGACATCCTTATCGGTTTTTTCATATTCTTCGCCATCGATCGGATGGTGCGTCTGTTCAGCAATACAGTGGTGGCTGGCGCTCTCAGGTCGCGGGGCGCCAGTCCGGACTCGATAGAAAACTGGAAGACCGGTGTCGAGGCGGTGATTCTGGGCACGGGTGTCCTGCTCGTGTGGCGTTACAGACATATGCTGAACCGCTTAAACAGATCGTGAGCTCTATGAATAAGATGAACCAGTATCGCGATGAGACGATGTTGATGTGCAAGCACAAGGGATGGGACAAGGCGCCCGTGAGTACAGTATGGCTGCTCTTCACGGAGGAGGTGGGGGAGCTCGCCTCGGCCATCAGGCAGTATCACCGGGCCTATCGCAAGTCGGGGCTCAAAAAGGACAAGGGGACTGACGTGGTGACAGAGATGGGTGACGTGTTCAGTTATTTATTTCAACTCGCGTCAATGCTCAATGTAGATCTGGACCAGATGTGGTCGGTCCACCGGGAAAAGGTCCAGCACAAGGTGTACAAAGAGAAAAATGTCGGCGTATGTTAATGGCGACGGCTTGGATGATTAATGATGACTTGGCCATAAATAAATTTAACCCGTACACGTGGTCCGGTACGTATGGTGTGCCGACGGACGGTTCCAAGTGGAAGAGCGACGGCACTTACACCGTAGAGATTGACGAGCGTCCGACCGTGTACACCGACGCCAACCCTGCGCTCAAGGACTTCAACCCGGTCCATTTGATGCGCTCCGGACCCATGTATCTTAAAGAGATGCCCGGGCACGCCGCGGCGCCTTTCAACGGCTTCCCGGCCCGCAAGTACGAGTTTGATAACGGCGTCACGACGTGGAACCGTCCTGATTTGTCTCGTGGCTCGCGTGCAGAGTACGCGTTCCAGGAGCCAAGAGCCAAGACGTGGGACCTGTGGCTCGTCTTGCTGATCCTCATAGTGGCCGGTATCATTTACTCGCGTAGAGGCCGTTAGATGGATGCTACGCGTGGAGCCACCACCTTGACGAGCTTTTTTGCTAAATTTTCCTTTTCAAAAAGGGCACGTTTATCCAGCCCGGGACAGTAATGCGTCTCGAGCTGAATACACCTGGCACAGAAATTCCCCGTGCACTCCTTGCATGTCAGAAACTTCGGGCGGTGTGGGCACTTCCAACCCGGGCTCGGGGCGGTCTTGCGCTCCATCTAATGTTATTTCACATTTTGGAACGGCCGCCACATCCCACTGTACTTCACACAACCCATTTTCTCGCGCCCGCAGGACCCCATCCCAAAACTTTTGCATGGTTTCCAGATGCTTGGCGAACCACTCACGGTCGCGCGTGACCCGCGTCACCATGAAAATCTCAGGCTGATCCACCTCGGCAAAGGCCGGCGTGAGCCCGTGCTCGGTCCAGGGCCCCTTGGTCGACACACAAGTCTTGCAGGCCGGCCGGTACTGCACGAAATCACAATTTTCAAAATCAAGAATTTCGAGCAAGAGCTGGATCTGGGGCAGGTAGTGCTTGGGCACCTTGTCCTCGATCTTGCGCGTCAGGGGGCACTTGATCTCCAAGAGGATCCCATCCTCCGTGACGCCGTCGGCCGACCCCCCAAGGAACGGGTACTTGGGGTGCTGCACGAGTCCAATCTCATGGGACTTTTTACAGCAGCGCTCGTCATAAAGGTCGCGCGCTACTGGTTCCAAGAGCGTGCCATGCGCCGTGGCGGCATTGCCCGCCCAGGCCGTCTTCAGCACCTTTTTACGGAGCAGATCATCCGGCCGTTCGTAGCGATTGTGACCGAGCGCGCTCGCCACGTCACTGGCCGTCAGCATGGTCTCGCGCAACGCCAGCCACTCGGGGCTGCGCTGGTCCGCATACGTTCGCCCCAGTAATTCGACCACTTTGGGATCCATTTGTTTTGAAACGCCGGTCCGTCTTAAGTAGTAGTTGTGCTGCGTTCTGCTCAGCCTGCTTCTTGGTACTCGCGAACCCACAACCTAGTTCCTGCCCATCCACGATGACCGTCACCATGAATGTGCCGTCCCGGTGAGCGTCGACCCGATAGTCGGGAAGGGCGAGCTTTTCCGCCTGGCACCACCTCATGAGTTGATCCTTGTAATT